CTACATGTATTTCTGGCATGTTTACCTTCTCTTCAATTAAAGGTCTTTTTATATCTAACTCTTGTATTCTTTGATCTATGTAATCTACATATATATTTGCGCAGTCAATCATCTCTTGGTCAACTGTAATGTCAAAGTCTTCTACATGGTGTGTTGTATCTAAGTAGTATTCTTCTAATGTGAGATTGTTTAACCTACCCTTGAGTAGTGTCTCTACCATTTCGTGAATCAGCGTACCAGTAGCAGCAGGTATACCTACTTTGTATTCTACGTTTGCGCTTGCAAGTAATTGTGGCATACCTGGACATGCCATCCATATCTTTGCAGATGACGGACTTAACTTAGCGTGTGCCATTTACAGAAATATAAGAGTCTTGTTCCATTCTTTTCACATCATCAAGATCGTATTTAATCTTGCCACCAATTTTAAAATAGCTTGGGCCTTGGCCTCTATACCTTCTATTGTCAATTGTTTTCTTGCTGACTCCCCATCTATCTGCTAGTTCGTCAACCTCTATGGTGTTTGATATGTCAAAATTCTTTTCTAATATTTCCATAAATTTCCCTTTTATTAATATTTTTGTTTATAATAAACCAATATTACTAATTTACAAGTGATATATTAATAAAAAAGTGGAGAAATTTTATGAATAAAACTATATATGCACATACAGATATAGGCGATGAGAAGGAATGGGATCAAGCAATAGACAAGCTTGCAACCAATAACCAAGTAGCTGGAACACACTACAAGCAATCTAGAATACAGCCGATAGACTATATATACGCTAATAATTTGTCATATAACCTGGGTAGTTGTCTGAAGTACATAACCAGAAGTAAAGGCGAGAAGAGTGATAGAGTGACTGACTTATTAAAAGCCAAACACTTTATAGATCTTGAGTTACAAATGGTACATGGTGTAGACGCAAAGGGTAATGACATTGGTAAATATTCTGTAGAAGTTTCTCTTGATTAATGAGGTAACTATGAACTTATATGAGTTTGACGATCCAATTCTGAAAGAAAGAAACGGAAGAAAACCAATATATGTAAACAAACATCTTGCTAAAAAGTTTAAGGATTTTTGTGAGAGCGAGCAGAAAGAACCACATAAAGTGGCTGAGTATCTAATATCTTTAGGTATGAACTCTGTTGAGCATTACGAAGATCCTATGGTGTCTGTTGACATCGAAGCTCTTTAAATAGATTTTTGGTATTTTCTAGCGAGTCTATCGCTTGCATATCTTTGTCTTTAATGGTTTTCTGTTTACTGCCATCTGCAAAAACAAAGATAACTTTTTGTGGATCTAAAGCAACCAAAGCATAAACATCTAATGCTTCGTCCTTGTAGTATCTATCTTTGGTGAAAGCGCCACGCCTAAAATCAAACTGCCATGACACTCTATGTGTTTGTATTTTTGATTGTGTTTTAACTTGACACTTGTATAGCGTATGGTCAACATCAAAGATGATGTCTGCCTCCGCGCTGTGTGGAACTATCAATACGGTATCAGCGTATAAAGAAAGTAACGAGGCTACTAAATATTCTCCAGATCGGCCAACTCTTTCTGATTGGCGAGACATGTGGTTATTGGGTTTGTCCTACAGGTATGGGTGGCTGGGATAGTGATTGTAAAAATTCTTGCCTGTTTTGTTTATCAATTTCTGTTTGTATTTCTGGTGGGTATTCTAAATTGTTAGTTATCGCTAATATGTTTGTTACTATTTTGAGAGCCTCACCTTTTGAAATATCTACCATTGCTAATTTTTCTAACTGCTCTACTGAATTTTTATTTACAAATATTTCTGCTAATTTTTTTGTTGTTCTTTCTTCAACCATCTTACCAAACTTACCTGCAAATTTTACAGTCCACATAAATGCACCGACTTGTGCTGCTTCTCTAGTAAGTACAATTTGGCTCGGTGGTCTTTCTGGATTATCTATATTAGAAATTTTGGCAGTTCTTTTTAATACTTGGTTAAATTTATCAAAACCTAATAATACGTTATTTTTATTAAGACCTCTCGCTTCTGCTACACCAGATAACACGGCTTTAAAATTAGCATCTGCATTTTTAGTTCCTGATAAAGCTTTATACATATCAAAACCAGCGCCAAATGAAGGCCTCCCTAACTTTGTTTCTGCATATAATGTTTTGTTAATTATTTCATCAAAATATGCTCTAGCTAAATTTGGAAATGCTTGTTTGTCAATTTTATTAAGAGTTGTATATGTTTGTCTTATGTTCGCTGGTTTAACATTTGTTACACCAAAAATTTGGTTTTTAATTTTTGATGGTGTAACTCCTTCACCTTTTAAAAATGGTTTTATTGATTCTAAAGTTGGTTCAACTATGTTATTAGTAATATCAATATATCTTTGTGAGCCAGCCGCATAGTTTGGATTTGTTTTGAGTGCATTATCTATGTCATCTAAGATAGGTGTAAATTTAGCTATTTGATTTTTTGTTAAAGATTCTGCTTCAATAGCTTTACCAGTTGTAGAGTTTGTTACAGCATCTCTTTGTTCTCTAAATATTTCACTAATTTTTTTAACACTTGTTTCTGGGACTATTTTTGTTTGTGTAGCAGTTTTATCTAGTGGTATGCCATATTGGTCTAATATGTTAAGAGTCTCATCTTTTGGCGTAATTTCTTTTTTTATCAAGCGGTTTCTAAATTTAATTAGTTTATTTTTTGTCGGTCCTTTGGCTGTTTCTTTTATTGCAACATTGATGTTGTCAATAATATTTGAAACTTGTGTTTCACTTAAAAATTCATTATCAGCTATTTTGTATCCAGCTTCTTGTGATTGTAATGTTCTATTTTGCCTAGCTTCTGTTATAGCTTTGTCTGCTGAAATATTTGCATCTTTCATTACTTTTCTAAGATCGTCTGGATTTTTTGCAATTTTTTCATCAAATAAAAATTTTGCAACATTCTGTAATTCTTTAGGTCTGTTCTTGACATACTCATACATAATCCTACCACCTACAGGTGTGCCATAAACTGATTCACCAAGCTTAGTAAGGATATCGCTATCTATTAGTTCTGGTGCAGTTAAATTTATGCCTTGCTTATTTGCATATTTTTCAACCTCTATTGCTAAATCAATCTTTTCTTTTGGTACACCTTCTAATGATTTTGATGCTAACTTAACAGCTCTGTTTGGATCTGTTATGTAACTTGTTACGCCACCAGTTGCTAAAGTTAATCCCATAGATAAGTATGGAGATGCTTCTGCTTCTTCCAATCTTTCTGCAACTGCTCCAGTTGGTGCGCCTACCGCCAAAGCTCTTTTCAAACCAAATCCCATAGTCGGAAAAACAAACTCACCTGCTGCTTGTGCATATCTAGCGCCACGAGACTCTGGCTCATATTCTAATAGTTCTTTTGTTTGTGGTTGTTGTCTCAAGCCTTGCGCTAACAAACTTAAATTTTCTACATTAGGTCCTGGTAGATATTTTCTCATCTTACCTAAAGCATCAAAGTATCTTGTTATACCCGCTTCTTGTTTTGGAAATGCTTTTGTTACGCCTTTTTGTAATTGTGATTCTGCTCCACGGCTTATCATTTCAGGAAATTCAAGCAATCCAGTAGTTCCTTTTAAACCACCAGATACAAAACCTTTAGGATATTCTTTTAAGGATTCTCTTCTTTGTTGTCGTGTTTCTTCTTGTAATCCAGTTTCTAATTGTTTTAGTGAAACATTTTCTTTTTGTTGTTTCAGCATTATTGCAATTCTTTTTGCTGCCTCAACATCACCAGCTTCGTGTGCATTTCTTAATGCTACTTTTAATTCCGCTGTTGTTTTCATTTTTATTGGCCGTAAAGTTCTAACAATTCTTCATCTGACAAACCAGTTGCCTGTTTAATTAATGGATTTACAAATGTAGATATTGGTGTTTGAAACAAAGCGTCAATTTCATTAATATGTTGATTATACATTTTAGGATCTTCTACATCAGTTGCGGTTGACATGTATTCATATCTTGTTTTTTTTCTTTGCAATTCACCCATAATATCTTGTGTTACTCTTGATGATACATCTTTTAATACAGCAATTCTTCCTTCTGCGCCTACACCACCAGATACAATTCTCAACGCATTTTCATAATCTTTGTCAGAAAGTCCTCTACCTTCTTGACCTCTAGATGCAGCAAATAAATAAGCTAAATCTCTTATCTTTGATTCTAGTACAGCATTACCGCCTGAAATTTGTTTTATTTGTTCTGTAAAGTCTTTACCTGTATCTTCAGCTACATAAGTTCCCTGTAGCATTTCTTGGTAATATTCATTTTTATTTGCTTTATCTAAAAAATTAGTTGTGGCATCTATGTTTTGTATAACTGCATCTGCAAACTGTAATATTCCACCAACACCTAGTGCTGCAGTAGGCTCTTTTGCTATTTGATCTGCTGCGCCTTGTATAGCATTTACTAATTGTATTGTTGCATCATACCTAGTTTCTAGTGGCTTTATAAAATCGCTTACATCATCAGCCTTTACTGTTTTAGCAGCCTCTGTGCTAGTGGGTAATCTTTTTAATTTAGATCCTTTAGGCAAAGTTTTGTTTGCAACTTTATCCATGTATTCTGCTTCTGTTATGTTTTGTATAAATTCATTATTTTCATTAACCAATTCATACAATTCAACATTTTCTCTTTTCCCACCTAAAAGCATTTGCTCTGCACGTTTTTGTTGTAAACCTACAAAACCAGATAAACCAAGGTTTCTTAGTAAGTTTGCTTGTTGTGGATTTGTTTGCTCAGCAGACTGTATGGCAGCTTGATACTGTGCTTGGTAGTTTTTTTGCATCTCTGCTTGTTGTTTAGCTTGCTGTCTTCGTAATATCCCAGCATCAGCATCTTTACCTGCAAAAGCCTGTCCCATTCTCATTAATGTTTCAGATATACCAGCGCCTCTAGCTTTTCTTCTTTCTGCTTCGTATTGATCTATTTGCTGTTGAGTCATCCCAGACAATTGCTCTTGCGGTAACACATCAAAGCCACCACGCTCTGCCATTCTGTTGCCGTATCTAGTAAACCTAGGAACTTCTGCGGTAGGTCTTTGAACTTGTATTTGTTGCAAACTTTCCAATAATTTTTCTTCTGGAGTTTTTACTTCTTGTTCTTTAAATGTAGGTAAATTTAATATTGCCATGTTATGGTCCAAAAAAGCCTGATTTACCAGCACCTTGCAAAAAGTTGCCAAGTTCTTCTAGGCTTGCGGTTCTGAAAGATTCTGTACCAGTTCTTCCCATGAGCTGTGGCATCATGCCTAAACCTTGGCCAAGCAATCCTAATTGATATGCTGGGTATTGTTGCTCTCTCATAAACTCGCTGAAGTCAAAGTCTCTGCCTTGTTGCTCTAGTCCTCTAGCCAAACCACCATAACCACCAAGTAATCCTAGTGCTTGCGTTTGTCCGCCTAATAAACCACCCAGGAGTCCAGCTTGTTGTTGTCTGCTTCTTAGCTCCAGCTCGGGGGCGAGCATGGCCATCTGTTGTTGTCTTGCTATGTCAGACTCAGCAGCTCTTTGCGCTTGCTCAAATCCTGACTGTCGTAAACCAGCAACTGTCCTGGCTTCTTGTTCTTGTAAAGGTCTTAATGCTTCTTGCTCGTATATAGTTCCTCTTGAGCCACCAAACGCACCAGATCGCATTGCTACATCTTGCGCTTGCTGTTGTTGTAAATCTCTACGTCTAGCAAAGTCTTGCTCTGTTAGGTCTATAACTTGTTGTTGGTAAGGTGATTGATATGCACCAATATCTACATCTAATAAAGATTGCACATCTCCCATTTGTGGAGCTTGTTGACCAGCCAATTGCTGTAATTGTCTTGTGGGATCAAATCCACCAAATGCACTACCAAACAAACCCTGTATACCAGCACCCATCTGTTGTTCTTCTGGGGACATACCAGCAAACCTGTCTCTAGTATATTCTTGAAATGGTATGTCAGCTGCGTCTTTGGCTTGTTGATAATAGTCTTTAAATAAGTCCATCTGCCAATCTGGCATTGTGGTTTGTTCTTGTGTTCTGCTTTTTCCTTTACTCATAAATCTTTTCTAATTAAATGTTCTGTTACAAATCCAAGATGTTTAAGCTTTCTTGTCCATCCTTTTCTGCCACCACCGTAAAGCCTTTTGACTCCACATTTCTTTGCGTACTCTTCTATGTGTGGCAACATCGCCTCTAATTCTTTATAGTCACCACCACAAAAGAGTAAGTTCATTGCGGTGTGCTGTGGAAATACTACAAACTCTGTTACAAATGCTGCATTATTGCTAGCCCAAAGTAGGAATATTCCTTCTCTTATTTTATCTTCTATGTCATCAATTGTATAGGCATCTTGATGTTTAACCGCTTTTGCTATAAGAGGTTTGGTTCTTATCCATTCCTCTTGCCAGCTTTCATTAATCGCCTTTTGCATACTCTACTAGGCTTGCAATGACATTAATGTTTGCATGGCTTGCTTGTATTTTTAAAACTTGTCCAGCCGTTAAAACTAAATCATTTTGTAATAATTCGTCAGTTGCGTGTGCTGTTATATTATGTTGTTTAAAAATGTAAAAGTTAGATGCACCAGTAGTTATTGATATATCTATGTTTGTTTGTTGGTTGCCGTGGTCACATACTAAAATAGACTCTACAATGGCAAAATCAAAATCCGTACCAGTCGGTGCTGTATATATTGTTTCTAAAGACGTTGTTCCAGATACAGTCAGTTTAGAATTAGTTACTCTTTGTATATATTGGGCTTTACTTTCTGGTGATATCATCTTCTACCTCTTGGTTTACCGTCTACTCTTATAACTCCGACTTGGAAGTCTTCTGTTAAAGATCCTGTAATTTTCATTTGTACCTGTCTTGCGCTAAACCTTGCATCAGTATATCCGTCTGTTTGGAAGGTAAAGTTACCGAAATCTGTTTGAGATCCTAGAGGTGTAAAGCCACCAGTAAATCCTACAGTTATGCCTGGCAAGTTTGCAGACTCTTCGTCTGGAATAATTTGGTTTACCTGTATGACCCTGTCGCCATTACCTAGCTCTATAGGTGCGCTAGTACAAAATGGCACTTGGTTGCCTATGCCTGGTGAATTAAACAAAGGCCTTTTATCATGCTCATATACATAACCACTAGAATCGCACGCAATAGGATTATCAAACACACCCTGATCTATCCAACACGTTCTATCCATAGATCCTATAGACCAAACATTATCTAGGTAATTCCAAATAACATATCTATTGGGAGTTGACTGGTCTATATTACCAACTGGAAAAAACCACCAAATCTCATTAAAGTCTACGTTATGTGTGCCAAATGTGTTTGCTTGTGTGTTGGCTTGTATATTATCAAATATATAATCATGCACACTTGATTTGAGTTCTTTAACACTACCAGCATAAGTAAAGAATGAATTTTCTCCAATCCATGATATGAAGTCACCAGAAGCAGTTATACTTCTTGGGGACATAGCCTTGCAATTAACACCAGCGTCTTGTATTCCATATACAAATGGAGAACCAGCATAATACATTTTATTAATACCAATATCGGTAAATATAATAACGCTGTTCTGCCACTTAACTGCATACAAGGCTCTACCACCAGTAGGTATTTGTAAGTCTCCAGCTGTGTTTCTTGCAGTCGCAGTCCAATTAGTATTGTTTTCCCTATCACTCCAAGCTATTCTTCTTGGATCGCTATTAGAGCCTATTGCAACTAAATGCCTTTCATTGGTTACTATAATAGCTTGGCATCCTACTGGAGAATTCGCTATCTGTGTTGCTGTGGTATCTGGAGATCCAGAACCTGCATCTGGTCGCCATTGATATATTTTACCGTCACTAGAACAACAAAATACTAAATGCTCTCCCCAGTTGTCAAATGAAAATGAATCAACTTTAAAAGCCAAAGTAGATGAGCTTCTTTCATTGCCATAATCCTCTTCGCCGTAATCGTATGTTCCATAACCAGCAGATGAGTTTACAATATCACCAACAAATCCAGATGGGGTTATGTCATACCATGTGTCTGACAATAAAACAAAAATTTTTCTTCTTGTTCCTACGGCCAAAACCCTATCTCCACCGTTAGTTCTGTATGTATACATAGCTATTGGATCGTCTGGAAAAACTATATTAGCAGATGGCGATGTTGCATTTGATGTTGCTTCACCTAAAATCTTTACTGTAAATGTTGTTGTTGTTGGGGTTGAAATAATAAAAAAATACTGATTAATTTCACTTTGGTCAACTCCACCGACTGAAACAAATTGATTTAAAGATATTCTATCTCCAGAAGTTGCTCCATGAACTGTGCTGGTAGTTACAGTTATAATATTGCTAGATGTTGTTGTTGTTACAGTGCCAGTTTTTGCAGTAGCGTATTCTAATTGAACATCTTTAAAATATGTCCACCCACCTATTGGTTTCAAATAACCATTTTCAAAACGCACTAAATCACCATCTACCCAACGTCCTTTGTTGGCGTAGTCAGTGCCGTTTTTGGTTATTCCCGCTGGTGGTGTTATTGGATATAGGGCCATTGTCAGCTCCTATACTGTACGTTTCCACATATAAGCAACTATGTATGGTTGTAAGTTGTTATGAGCAGATCCACCGTTTGTACCTAATTGTTGCGCCGTTCCACCAATAATCTCAGCGCCTTTACCACTATTTGCGTTAGATGTTCTTATTGCTCTACCAATGTTATTACCTGCAATTCTACCATCTGTAGCATTATTAGCCCAAGCGGAGTCATCTGCTCCTTGGTATTCATCAACATATAAGCTATGTGTGTGTTCTGGTATTTGACTTGCTGTAAGAGTAACTGTTTTTGCACCGCCAGTCTCTTCTACTGTATCAAAGTCTGTATCAGTAGAATCTAAACCAACTATAACCTTACCAGCTCCAAAAGCTACCCATGTGCCAAAACCAAGCAATGTTGCTGGATTAGTGCTTACACTTGCATTGATATAAATAGATCCAACTGGATATACTTTTTCTAGTACGTTAGTACCGTTTATTTGCAATTCGCCACCAGTAGTATTTACATTACCACTAGCTGTAACAGTAGTTCCTGTTATTGTGGTTGCTGCAACTGTTGAAGCTGTAGTAGCGCCAATTGCAGTACCGTCAATCGCACCACCGTTTATATCTACTGTAGCTAATGTGGCTAAACCAGTTGTTGATAAAGTAGTAAACGCCCCAGTTGATGCTGAATTTGCACCGATTGGAGATCCATCAATTGCACCACCATTTACATCAATAGTTGTAAAAGATGCAGATCCAGTAGAGGTTAATGTGCCTGCTACTACTAAAGTTTTATTACTACCAATATTAAGGCCAACGCTAGTACCTGTTCCGTTTGTAACAAATATACCGTCCAAAGCATCAAGGTCTGTATTTATTTTTCCTCCCCAGGTATTTGTAGATGATCCTACTTCTGGCTTGGTTAAATTTAAATTAGTGGTGTAGGTATCTGCCATAATATTTACTTCTTAAATTTGGATAGTATTGTATCTATCCATTCTGGTTTCTTTTTATTTATTATAAAGTATATTATCCCAATTATGATAACAACTTGAAAAAGTGTTTCCATCTACTCGCCTATAGTTTTTGTTTCAGTAGTAGGTGTTATCTCTTCAGTAATCTTAGAGTCTAAAGAAGTTTTTAAATTAGCTACTTCCTCTTCACCCATATTACCCTCAACCCAACCAGTAACTATTTCATTGGTTAAATCTTCAAAAGGTAAAAAGTCTGTACCGACATCTTCTAATGATAGTGATTGAGTACCATAAACACTAGCGGTATATGGTACTTCTTGACCATCTACTTCGTGTGTTTCACTACTTGTTGCGTTAAGTCTCCAATGGACGTTGTAAACTGTGTCTGTATGATCCTCGTATTCTGGGTACACATCTACT